GCCTCACGCCGTACAAGAAAAACCCGAGGAAAAACGACGCCGCCGTCCCGGCGACCATGGAATCTATCCGGCGATACGGCGTTAAGCAGCCGATCGTCGTCGATAAAGACGGCGTGATCGTCGCCGGGCATACGAGATACCGCGCGGCGTTAAACCTCGGCCTTAAGACTTTCCCGGTCGTCGTCGCCGACGACCTGACGCCGGAGCAGATCCGCGCGTATCGGCTCGCCGATAACAAGGTCGGCGAACTCGCGGAGTGGGACGAGACGCTCCTCGCCGAGGAGCTTTTCCTCATTGACGAAGAGCCGATGGAGCTTTTCGGTTTTGAGGACGTAGAGCTTTTAGAGGACGCGGCGGACGATGAGAATGAGGGCGCCTCGGACTGGTTTAACGACCGGGAGCGCTTCGATAACGACGGGCTCGAGGAGGAATCCGAGGAGTATCAGGATTTTGTCCATAAGTTTGAAGCAAAACGCACGACCGACGACTGCTACACCCCGGACGGTGTTTATGACGCGATCGCCGGGTGGGTGGTCAAGGAGTACGGCGTTGATTCTGCGCATTTCGTCCGTCCGTTTTTCCCCGGCGGCGATTATGCCACATACGGATACAAGCCGGATGACATTGTGGTTGACAACCCTCCGTTTTCGATTTTGTCCGAGATCGTGACGTTTTACGCGGAGCGGGGTATTCATTTCTTCCTTTTTGCGCCGACGCTGACTTTGTTCTCCTCCTCCTCCTCCTACGCCTGCGGCGTCGCGGCGTATACGACGATTACTTATGAGAACGGCGCGAACGTGAACACGAGCTTTTTAACGAATCTCGAAGACCCAGCAATTCAGGCGCGAACCGCCCCGGAGCTGACGGCACTGGTTGAAGCGGCAAATCAGGAAGTCCTGCAAGAGCTTAAAAAGCACGTGCCGAAGTATAGCTATCCGGACAATGTGGTTACGGCCGCGATTATGGCGCGGTGGTCTAAGTACGGCATTGAGTACAAGCTCCGCCGTGAGGACTGCGTCCGTATCGGCGAGCTGGACGCGCAAAAAGAAGCAGGCAAATCAATTTATGGCTCTGGCTTTCTGTTGTCGGAACGTGCTGCGGCGGAACGTGCTGCGGCGGAACGTGCTGCGGCGGAACGTGCTGCGGCGGAACGTGCTGCGGCGGAACGCTGGGAGCTTAGTGAAAGGGAAATATCCCTCGTGAAATCTTTGGGAGGAACTAATGGCAACGACAAAAAAACCTACAGCTAAGGGACGCCCGGCGGGCGCGATCAATCAGGCCGCCGACACCCTTATCCGGATGGCCGAGGAGGGCGGCGTCGAGCAGAATTTTTTCTTTACGACGACCTTTAACCGCTATAAGGTGCAGCTTAATACCCTCGAGCGGCTCCGGAAAGAAATATCCGAGACGGAGGTTATCGTCGAGAAGGAGTACGTCAAGGGGCGGAAAAACCTCGTCGCGAATCCGGCGATCTCGGAGTATAACAAGACGAGCACAGCCGCGAACCAGACCGTGTCTACGCTTTTAAACATTATCAAGACTTTCGCGGACGGGCCGATCATGAGCTCCGGATCCGCAAGCGGGGGCGACTGCGATCTCTAAGCGGCTAAGCCCTCACGTGCAGCGCTTTATCGATCAAGTTGAGTCTGGCAGCTTAAGAGCGAGTAAAGAGGTGCGGGCGCTTATCGACCACGTCCGTTACTGCTTTATGACCGAGGATATCTACATAGACGAGGAGCAGGCGGATCATTATATCGGCCTCGCGAAGTATTTCCCGTACCCGGAGATTTTTCCCTGGCAGGACTTCGTGATAACGCTCCACGACTGTACGTACTGGAGCGACTCCCGGATGCCCCGCTGGCCGGATCTCTTTTGCATGATCGGCCGGGGCGCGGGGAAAGACGGGACGATCGCCCTCGAGGCCGTCGCGCTCGTTTCGCCCTATAACGGGATCCCCGGCTATGACGTAGACGTCTGCGCGAACAACGAGGAGCAGGCGCTCCGTCCCGTCCTCGATATCGTCGAGGCTTTCGACGGGGAGGACGGAGCGCAGAAAAAGAAACTGAAAAAGTATTTTTCGTGGAAAAAGGAATCCGTCGAGAGCCTAAAGACCCGGGCTTTTATCCGGGGCCGGACGAATAATCCGAAGGGTAAGGACGGTATGCGCTCCGGGATCGTCGTATTTAACGAGATCCACCAATACGAGAATTACGCGAATATAAACGTATTCACGACCGGCCTCGGAAAGCACCCGCACCCGCGGCGGTCGTATTTTACGACGAACGGGGACGTGCGCGAGGGGCCGCTCGACGACCTTCTCGAGAGCTCCGAGGGGATCCTTTTCGGCGGCGATCCGGACAACGGGCTTTTGCCTTTTATCTGCCGCCTCGACTCAAAGGACGAGGTACACGACCCGGCGAACTGGGAAAAAGCGAACCCCTCGCTCCCGTATCTCCCGGCGCTCCGGCACGAGACCGAGAAGGAATACCGCGACTGGGTCAAAAGCCCGCAGCGGCTCCCGGCGTTTATGACGAAGCGCATGAATATCCCGGACGGATCCTCCGAGATCGCCGTCACGGACTACGCGAATATCAAGGCAACCGACCGGGAGCTCCCGGATTTACGCGGCTGGACTTGCGTCGCCGGGATCGACTTCTCGAAGATCACCGACTGGGTCTCCGTCGATCTGCACTTTAAGCAGGGCGACGCCCGCTATGATATCTCGCACTCGTGGATGTGCGCAAACTCGAAAGATATCCCGCGCCTCCGCTGCCCCTGGAAAGAGTGGGAGGCGGCCGGGCGGCTTACCCTCGTAGACGACGTCGAGATCCACCCGGATATCATAACCGGCTATCTCTACGAGATGAAAAAACTCTACATGATCCGGGGCGTCGCGATCGACGACTTCCGCTACGCGCTCCTCGCCCGGTATCTGACCGATATCGGGTTTACGAAAGAGGCGAAAAACCTTAAGCTCGTCCGCCCGTCGGACGTGATGCGGGTCGCGCCGGTGATCGACTCCTGCTTTGCCAATCAGTGGTTTACCTGGGGCGACGCTCCGGAGCTTCGCTGGGCTACGAACAACACGAAAATGATCCGCTACGGGCGAAAGCTCGGGAGTACCGGCGACGCGGACACGGGCAATTTTGTCTACGGGAAGATCGAGGCGAAAAGCCGGAAGACTGACCCGTTTATGGCGCTCGTCGCGGCAATGACGATAGAGGATCAGATCATAGAAAGACGGACGCACGGACGGCGTAAGCTCGACGTCGCGACGTACTAAGAAAGGAGGCTGTCATGGCTTTCAATTTTTTTAAATGGCTCCTCGGCGATAGCGGGGGAAACTCGAAGGCCGTCGCGGTATCCGAGAAAGACTTTCTCGACGCCCCGGATAGCGGGCCCGTCGTCGGGATCGAATCGTATTTACAGCGTATGGCGTTCTGGGGCGCAGTCCGGAAAATCGGCGCGGCACTCGGCGCGATCGAGTGGGAAACCTACCGGCGCAGGAAAAAAGTAAAGGCAAAGGAGTATTGGAGCTGGAACTACTCCCCGAATCCGAACCAGAACCGGAGCGAGTTTTTTATGAGTCTCGCGGCGGAGCTTTTCCTCCGCCAAAAGTGCGTGATCGTCGAGCTCCCGACCGGAGCCCGGTACGTCGCGGACGGCTATACCGTAGAGGAGCGGCTCTCCGGCGATATCTACCGGGATATTACGAGCCGGGGCGAATCTATCCCGGGGACGTTCAGCTCCCGGGACGTGCTTGTCCTCACGATCGAGGGCGACTCGATCCGGACGATCCTCGGCGCGATCGCCGAGGCGGACGGGGCGCTCTTAAAGTCCTCGACAAATAACTACGTCCGGAGCGCCGGGCGGCACGGCGTTTTGAATATCGACGAGATCGCTGAGGCGGATCCGGATTTCGACGAGACCTATACCGACCTCGTCAATGAGAAATTCAAGAAATATTTTCAGTCCGAGAACGCGGTGCTCCCGCTCTTTAAGGGCTACAGCTACGACGAGAAAAGCTCGTCGTCCTCCGCGCGGACGCAGGCGACGACCCGGGATATCCGGGCGCTTATGGACGACATCATCGAATTTACCGCACAGGCGGTCGGCATTCCTCCTAGTATTTGTACGGGCAAGAGCGTCACGGACGCGGATTTTTCCACGTTCATGACCTCGACCGTGCAGCCGCTCGCGACGATGATCGCGGGCGAGATAAACCGGAAGCTCTACGGACAGCAGCTTGTTTTTAGCGGTACGTATATAACCCCGAACCTCGGCGGCGTGAGATACCGCGACGTGTTCGATATCGCGGATCCGATCGATAAGCTTATCGGCTCCGGCGCTTTCTGTGTGAATGATATCCGGCTCCGCCTCGGCCTCGATACGATCGACGCCGACTGGGCTAACCAGCACTTTATGACTAAGAACTACTCGGCCGTAGAGGATCTCGTAACCGGCGTAGATGCCGGGGCGAGTGGCCCCGGCGGCTTAGTAAATAATAACCCGGCCCCGACGCCGGAGAAGGGAGAAAACGAAGAAAATGACTAACCTTGTAACACCTTACGCCTCTCTCGCCGTTTCCGAGGAACGGAGGGCGGCGGACATCGTGATCTTCGGCGATATTACCTCCGCCGCTACCGGCTGGTGGAGCGACTACTATCCGGAGGACGTGAGCGCCTACAGCCTCGTAGAGCAGCTCGGCGGGATCCCGGAGGATTACGAGATCACCGTCCACATCAACTCGAACGGCGGCGAGGTCAAGGAAGGGCTTGCGATTTATAACGCCTTGAAAGCCCGGAACGTGACGACCG